CAATGTTAGATAGACGCAAAGCTCAACGTCGTGAGCGCTCAACCATTCTTCAAGAAGCTGAATATCTCATATATGGTGAAAAGAACAAAACATACAGACACCCAAATGAGAACTTCAAAAACATCAAAAATCTTTGGAACTCTTATTTCATTGCAATCAATCAACGCAACGCAATTAGCCATAATACCACTGATATTCAAGAAATTGACGTTGCAGCAATGATGGTCTTAATGAAAATTGCACGTATTGCAACCAATATAAATCATCTTGAATCTTGGGTTGATGTTGCTGGATACGCAGGATGTGCAGAGAGAATCATTAAGAACAAATAATGCATAGACATTTTGTTGTTGTGATAGATAACTGGATGTTTGAAAACTGGCATCTTTATCATTGGCAACAAACAGGAAATAAAAAGTATCAGTGGATGGAATATAAAAAAGTATTTTAACAATGCAAATCCTTGTCAACTATGATCCTAAGGAAAAACAACAACTTCCCATAGTTGCAGGGATACTTAAGCGTCATGGAATCTCTGCAAAAGCATCATCAGAAAGCTTTGGAATTTCAGAACTTCTAAATGCAGCAAAGAAAACAGGTTCTCAAGGTATCCTCTTATGCAATGAAGGCACCTTAAAAAACTGTGTTCAAGTTCCAGTTAAAACACAGGCGACTCTCTCAACATTTCGAGGGAGTCGTCTTAATTTTTCTATACCTGCAATTGTTTGTGCTCCATTAGACCAAATTCACACCCTGCAATATGGAAATTTTTTGTTAGACAATGATATTAAAAAGTTTAAGCATCTAAGCAGGCCGCCGATTCAACTTAAGTTTAAGGTGTGTGAGACTGTTGATGACTTTTTGTATGCAGTTGGCGCATTAAATCAGTGTATCTTCATTTCAGCAGACATTGAGACTGACGGCCATAGCCGCATAACCTGTATTGCATTTACAGGTGTTCTTCCTAATCTTAACACAACAACCTTTGTAATTCCTTTCATTGATTTTGGCATGGATCATTGGCCGACAGAAAAACAGTATGGCTTTGCAATTCAAATGATGCGTGATATCTGTGCCAATGATGTTCCCAAGATGTTCTACAATGGAAACTATGATTGTCAATATCTTATCAAATATCATGCAGAACCAAATAATTGGGTGCTTGATACAATGGGATTACTTCATGCACAATACGCAGAACTCGAAAAGAACTTAGCTTTTGCTGCATCCTTACATTGCTTTGATTATTACTATTGGAAACTTGAGGACTCACTAAGCAAAAAGAACAAAGAAATACGTGGCTATTGGGGATACTGTGCAAAAGATTCATGGTATCCTGCTCGTATTTTTATTAACATGATTCAGGAGGATTACCCATCATATGCTGTTTCCAATTACCAGCGTCTTTTCAAGCTCTGCTATCCATGCATATACTGCGCTTTTGAGGGAATTAAGATCTCAGAACCAGCTCGTTTGGAAGCCAGACAAACATCAGAAGATGAACTTTCTAAGAGATCAATTGCACTTAAAACAATGGCAGCAAACCCAAACTTTAATCCAAATTCGCCAAAACAAGTTGCAACATTTCTGTATGACATCATTGGTGCAAAACCTGTTCCTATTAAAAACAAACAAACAGGAAAGTATGAAACAAAGAAGAGTACAGATAAGAAAGTCTTACAAAATAAAATTGCGACGCAACATCCTCTCTTAACACGAATCATTGAAGATATAATCTCATATCGAGAAGAACAAAAAGCAATATCAACATATTTTGACTTCTTAAAGTACAAAATGCCAGATAGCTCTTGTCGTCTCTTATACAGCATGAGTCCATTCACAACAGATACAGGCAGATTCTCAAGCAAGCAAAGTAACTTCCGTAAAATGGATTATGAAGAAGGAGAACCAATATCTTATGGAACTCAGATTCAGAATCAACCAACAGATGGTTCTACAAAATCATTCTTAATTGCTGATGAAGGCTATGAGATGGCTGAAGCTGATAACAACAAATCAGAAGCAAGATGTGTTGCTCTGCTATCTGGCTGTCGCAAAATGCAAACGGCAATCGAGTATACAGAACGTGACTTCTATAAATCTCTTGGTCCACTATTCTTTGGAATACCATACGAAAAAGTCTCAAAAGAGCTTCGTAACAGTGCATTGAAACACATAGTTCACCAAGCAAACTATCTTGGGGGATGGGAAGTATTTATCAACAGAATTGGAATCAAAAAAGTTTACGAAATTGGAGCAATGCTTGAAAAACAAGTAGTTGATGTTAAGGCATTTGTTAATTGGCTTATTGCTAGGTATCACATAGCATTTCCAGAAGTTCAAGATCATTGGAAAGAAATAAGACGAGAAGTATTAAGAACACATAAGCTAGTTTCAGTGTTGGGTTATACAAGACATTTCTTTGGCAACATAATAGAAGATCATTCTGTTTTACGTGCAGCAGTTGCACATGAGCCACAAAACTTAAGCGTAAGCATTCTGAATAAGGGTTTTTGGAAAATCTATCGTGACATTGTATTAACAGAACACGGAGCATTTCGTCTAAAAGCCCAAATTCACGATGCAGTTATGTTTCAATACTTAACTGAAAGACGTGAGGAATTCAAGATCAGTGTCCTGCGCTGCATGGATAATCCTACCAATGTGCGAGGACAAGTTCTCACTATTCCTGTTGACTACAAATACGGCCAATCATGGAAACAAATAAAAGATCAATAAAATGTCAGTTGAATTTTACCAAAAATATTTCAACTACATTGGTGATACTGAGGCTCCTCTTATATATCATCGCTGGTGTGCTGTATCCATTGTTGCTGCTATACTTGGTAGGAATGTATTTCTTCCTTTTGGGCATTCACGTATTTATCCAAATATGTACATTATGCTTGAAGGTAATCCTGGGGCACGCAAGGGAACGGCCTTAAGGCCGGCTAGGAATCTCCTAAAGGGAATTGAATTTGCAAAGCTTGCGCCAGATCGTCTATCAGCAGAACGTTTCATTGCAGAAATGCAATTGCTTAATCAGCCAGAAACTATTGATGGTATAGATTTTGAACGATTGAATTTTGAAACACCATCTGAAATATACGTAATGGCAGCAGAGTTCCAAGATTTTATTGGAACAGCCAATATCTCCTTTATTGTTCTGCTTACAAATCTCTGGGATAACTTAGACGAATATAAACATCCCAAGCTGCACGGAAAATCAATCTACGTGTATGCTCCAACAGTTAACATGATTGCAGCAGCAAATCAACAATCAATTGCACAATCCTTGCCAATAGAAGCAATAGGGCAGGGTGGAACATCCAGAATTATCTTTGTGCATGGTGAATCAACAGGCAAACAAATAACATTTCCAAAGCCTGTTTCACAACATGCTAAAAAGGAAATAGAAGCTACATTAACAAGGATAAAAAATGATCTACACGGTGAGATTACTATATCAGATAAGGCAAAAAATCTTTTGGATAGAGTTTATAAAGAATATTCTTATATTGACGACTTTCGCTTTAGCCATTATAATACAAGAAGATTTGATCACATCCTTAAGCTTTGTATTGTTTTTGCTGCTATGGATGTATCTCTCGAAGTTAGAGAAACACATGTATTACAAGCGAACACTTTACTCCATTCAACTGAGCAACGAATGGGAAAAGCTCTTGGGCAGTTTGGAAAAGGCAAACACTCCGACGTTGCAAACGCAATTATCGAATTCATCAAAAGTAATCTTACAAGAAATAAGAGACCTGCTACTGTCAGAGAAATCTGGAAACAGGTAGATACTAATCTTAATAAGTTTGAGGAATTAGCTGAAATTCTTAGAAACTTAGAAGCCGCAGAGAAGATACAGATTAAGGAGATAGCAGGCCGTCGCGGATACGTTCCGCTAACCAAGATAATGAATGGATGGAAAGATGACATGTTGTTAAAAGATTTCCTGTTTCCAGAGGAATTACCATGATTCTAATGGTGCAAAAAGGATTTGTACGAATTAGCTTAGAGTTATATGAAAAAATTGAAAATCACTCATGTCTATTAGCTCTGCAAAGCAAAATTATCATACTAAAAGCAGAACCTGAGCATTGGTCACATACAATGATGCTTTTATGCCTGTCAGAACAGTTTAGGATGTTGTCACATGGTGACTTAGTTCCATTCTATGAACTTATAGTTTCTAAAAATGCTGATGAAACTTTTGATTTTAAGTTTACAGAAACCCCAGAGATATCACGGCATGCTAACAATGTAGAATACACACCACAAAAATGAAAATTATTGATCCAGGCCATCATTATGAAGCAGAAGTTCTTGATGATCCATTATTTAATAACCAAGATATTGTTTTCGTAAAAAGATTTAGAGGAAATAAGAATCACGCAGGAACAATTAATCAAGAATTAATCAGAATAATGATACACCGTATGAAAGTTCTTGATAAGGAAATATATTGGGAAGGAAATGCCCAAATCATACATCATTTACGTATGGCTTTAGTTCTTCATGAAGCAAGAGCTTTAATTCGTAAAGTTGAAAAGAAGGAACTTAATCCAGAAGAGATTAAGTTTTCTAAGAAAGATGGTCATTTTATTTGGAAAACATAATGAATCTTTTTTCCCTACCAATCCTTAAGCTGATTGCTCGGGGCCGGCCAATCAACCAAATCTTATATGACGAACAACCATATCTTGAAAGATTCTATCTCTTTACCGCTTTCAATCACATCTTCTATCTGCATCGCATGTTAGCTCCAGATGGAGACAGAGACTTGCATAATCATCCTTGGCAAAATGCACACTCAATAGTCTTACATGGTTCTTACATTGAGCGTCGTCTTGAGTTTGGCTTTCAAAAACGTAAGATTGAATACATCTCACCAGAAGTTATCAACATCATTCGGGGATACTATTTCTATCAAACAATTAACAGATACAATCATCTAAGTGAAAATTCTTGGCATACAATCATGGAGATTCATGAACCAGAAACATGGACACTGTTTTGGCATTCTATTTGGTATAGACCTTGGGGATTTCTCAGATCAACTGGTTTTCAAAAGTATAAAGAAAAGCTTGATGGAACATACTCAAGTGAGTGGTGGAAAGAGAAAGATTGCAAGAGAGGAAAGGATGTAATGCAAGGAGCTAAACTTGGGTCTCGGTGATGAAATAATGGTAACAGCTCTTGTTAAACAAGCAAAACGCAAGAATAACTTTCCGTCTGTTATTGTTAATTCTAAGAGTCTAACAAGATGGAGTCTTGCTTGGGAAAACAATCCATTCATTCTTAATACAAAGGAAACAGCCGGCCGACTTCCCAATTCTTTTATCAAGCAAAACTACAACATGCTCCCCTCAGGCAATGGTGGTGGACGACACTATATTAACTATCAACTATCACGTCATCATCAATATTACATATGGAAAGAATGGGATATAGAACCTGGTGAAATCTATTTATCAGAAAAAGAGAATGAACTTGCACGTAGTTTTCAAGATCACTATTCTGCATATGGTAATAAGCCATTAATTCTAGTTGAACCAACATTCAAAGGACATCTTCAAGGTAATAAAGATTGGGGAACTCTTAACTGGTTAAGACTAATAGAATTATTTGACAAACATATGATTATTCCAGTTCAACTTACACACTTTTTTACTAATACTAATATCACACTAGTGCAACACAAACTTAAAACAATGCGTGAGCTGCTTGCTTACATCTCTGTAGCAGATACATTCATTACAACAGAAAGTGGTTTTCATCATGCTGCTGCTGCTTTTAATATTCCTGGTGTTGTTATTTTTGGTGGCTTCATTAGTCCAAGAATTACAGGTTACAAAATGCATACAAATATCTTTCCAGAAAATGACACATTAAATAATGGCTGTGGCATGCTTATACCTTGTCAGCATTGCAAAGATATAATGGCTGCAATTACACCAGAGCAGGTATGCTACGAAACCCTAAAGATTTTAGAAAGGAAGTATGGATAGACAGATTTCGCTGCTGATTCCATCAAGGGGCCGGCCAGAACGTCTCTTGCAAATGATAGCATCTGCATTTGCAACTTCAACCAAATCTTTTACATTTTCATCTCTTCAATTCTGCATAGGTCTAGACAAAGATGATTCAGCTTATTCAACATATGAAAAATTACTTGAAGAAGCTTCTATTACACTCAACATTGCATATCATATCTCAGATAAGCAGATGTCAGCTCCAGATCATCTAAATGCAATGGCAAAAACTATTGCATCAGGTGAATTAATGTTTGCTCTTGGAGATGATGTTCTTTTCAGAACAGAAAATTGGAATAAAGAAATTAACCTATTGTGGGATAAGTGCCCAGATAATATTCTTATTGCTTATTGCAATAATGGACGTGATAGAGAGAAATGTGAGCACTTCATCTTACACAGTGATTGGATACGACAGACAATCGACATATGCCCTCCTTATTTTCGTCACTTTTGTGTTGATGGATGGGTTGAAGATATTGCAATTCGCATTAATCGTCTAACATGGCTTAAGCATGTAATAGTTGAACACATGCATTTTAAGTATGGCAAAGCACAAAATGATGATACGTACCAAGCAGTTAGACAACCAATTGGTAGTACTTCAGTCTCAGAAATAGACACAGCAATGTATAGAAAGACAGATATTGAACGTATCAAAATTGCAAACAAACTACGTGCTTACATAGATGATTGGGCTGTATACAATGACAGAGAACCACGTAGTTACTGATCTTAAAGATCCTAAGTTTCTTCAATACTATGTCAGAGAGAAATTTGCGTCAATCTCGCTTCAAATATTTGATGGTTTTAAGATCAAACATCATGGAAGTTGGTCTCCTGCTTCGCGTGGTATTGTATATTTTGGCAAAGGTTATACGCACATTGTTACTGGACTTCAGTATGGCTCTCTTGAGATTTTCAAACAGATTTACAATAACTCTCGCAACGAACCCTACTTATTCATTGATGCTGGCTATCTGCTTGCTAAGCCTCATCTTACTAATATTGACACGTGGAGACTTAGAATTGTTCCTAATGCTTATCAGATGAATTGGATATCAAAGAATCAAAATGATCTTAAATTACTTAGCTTGTGTGTTAAGGGCTTATACATCAGACCAAGACAACCAGTACATCATGGAAAATGTATCTTACTTATTCCACCTAGTTCAGAGGCCGTCGCACAAGTCTTTGGCTTAGTCAACTGGGAAAAAGAAACCTTAGAAACAATTCATAAATACACTAAGAGACAAGTCATTATAAGAAGAAAAGGTGATTCAACACCTCTTGTGTCACATCTATCTCATACTCATGCAGTAGTAAGCTACACATCTAATGTATCAACAGACGCAGTTCTTAATGGGGTGCCGGCCTTTTGCTCAAAATATGCTGCTGCTGCACCTGTTTGTCTACATCTTGAAGATCTTGATCGTATAGAAACACCATATTTTCCAAATGAAGAACTGCGTGAATCTTGGCTTATAAGCTTAGCAAACAATCAATTCTCATTAGCTGAGATAGTATCAGGTTCAGCAATGCAAGATGTAATAAGAGAGATGAGAACAAAATGAGCATTACGTTCGGTAAAGTGATGGATGCCACAGTTCCACCACAAGATTGTATAACAGCTACAGACAAAGATGGTGACAGAGTACTTTATGTTGCTGAAGTTCTCTTTAATCGAACTAAGATTTTACTATGCAGAGAAACTCCTATTACAGATAAATGGCTTAATGAAATTAGACCATATCTGAAAAAAAGATACCCTTCTGTTGATAATTGGTAAGCATAAATATATGAATATATTAGGTAAAGATATTTGGATACGTTGTCAAAAGTGTAAAAAACTTCTACATACATTTAGTTACTATACTAACATATTTATAGATTGTTATAAATGTAAACATCGAACTAAAGAGACTTTATGAAGATTACAGTACAAATAACCGGAAAATATAATAATAAAGACTTCTGTGCTGGAATGATCTTACGTAGACAAACTAACTATACAAAAGACAATGATTTTATGATAGAAGAAATTGCACCTATTCTTAAAAAGCATTTCTTTGTATCCACACCTATAACATTAGGCAATATTCGTAATAAATGCAAAAAGAACAAGTGGCTTGTGGAGATAGAGCTAAATGGCAACTAAAAAGAAAGATACCGGCATTGCACGCATTGATGCTAAAATGTCAACAGGCGCAACTGTTTCTTTTCCGATGCAGGAATCTACACGGGATATCTTGAATAAGTTGCAAGGCCGGGCCAAACCCTCAACAAGCTTTGACCCAAACAAGGCGACAACAAAAGAGTTAGAAGATAACCATTTTTCTGGTTACCGTCTTAACTCTTTTGTTAATCAGATTGAATTATGGTGCTATGGGAAAGTTCTTGTGAAACGAAATGCAGACTTAGCTGCAAAGAATCCTGGAGTTCTTGCGGAAATGCATGAAGAAGCCTTCAATACTATTGGCAGTATTGTCCAGGTTGAACTACTAACACCACAAAGGAAAAAAGAAGTACCACCTTTTCGCAAAAAGGATGTACACTAATGAGCATGGATAAGAAGGACAAAGACCTACTAAACCAAACATTTGAACCTAATGCTGATAAGATAGCACAGCAGATTAATGATGTTAAAGAACTACTTGATGGTTCTGTTGTAGAAATGTCTGATTATGATTATGAATTAGTTGAAAATCTTGTTATTCAACATGAAGAAGGAAAAGTTCTTAGTGAAAAACAGATAAATCAACTTGACCGTGTTTGGATATTACATTGCACAGAGTAAGATCAATACATATCATCTATCATACGCCTTAGCGGTGAGTCTGGCTCTAGCTTTCGTAGCATATTTGATCTGGTTCCTTCTTCAGACTTAAGCATAACTTCATTAATAGCAGAACGAAAGCCCTTTGAGGAACCTCCAAAGCGGAGATAGTCAGATGCAACCTGAGAAAGAACCTCTGAATCAAGATTATTGTTACGTAACGAAGTTGCCAGCTTGTCAACCGCTTTGCCCCTTCTGTCATGATCTAGTGCCTCATAAAACCTATTTAGGTATTGAGTATTACGAATCACCTGTTCTTCCAAAGGACGTGTGCCTAATAATCGGGCAAAAACACCTAATGGTGTCCAAACTTCTGAAGCAGGACTCATTGTATTATACTCTCTTGTTATTGAGGAGCCAGTTACAAGCTCAGACCAACGTGCAATTGGACGATTCATTGACTGCAAAGACAAAGCCTCAAACATAGATTGTACTACATTACCAGTAGCAATGCCTTCACCTGTTTTCTTAATGATGTCTGAGGCCGCCGAAAAGCCTTGCTTGATTCCATTGAAGATAGCAATTTCACCCATTGTGGAAGGAATACGTGGAGAAATATCGCCCCGTGTATAGAACGCCGGCCCAAGTGAAGAAGGCAATCCATAAAGAATTAGACGAGATGTTTGATCGTTTAATGCCCGGTAAGTTCCGGTTGTCAAATCAATATGTTGGTCGGACATTGACCCTACAACTTGCTCTGACAACAAATGATATCCGGGCCAAGAAGCCATACCGAAGATTCCGGACTGTGCAAGTGCAAGCGAAGCTAACTGTTTGAAGTTCTTATTCTCTAAGCTTCTGTAAACATGTTGTGCATATGTGAGGACGTATGTCTGATATAAGCCAATTGCAGCACCAAATGTTCCTTGAAATAATACAGGACGCTGTGCAGCATAATAATTTCCTACAACTCTATCAGCAAAACCTACTGCTGCAATCGTGGCTCCTGTATCGCCAATACCAGGATATGCCTTCTTCGCAGCAAGAAATCCTGTTGACATCGCATAAGTCCTGGTCCATTCCTCAGCCCAATCAGCAGGTTTAGAAAAGAAATCTTTAACAACCTTTGAGTTTTGCACCTTATCCAAAGCATCTAATGCTTTGTCTGTAAACTCGCGTCCTTGTGATGCAGCTTTAAGAGCACCTGTAAGCTCAGTATAAGCTCGAACAGCCTGTTTGATATGGCCGGCTTCCTCCCACTTCATTACCATTGCCTTGCCAGCATCAGAGTACATAAAGCGCATACCATCATACATTGCCTCAAGAGGCATCTTAATCATATCACCTTTAGGATTAAAAGCAGTTCCAGGTAATTTCTCCATAAGAGCAGACCAAGAAAGAATAGGAAGTGACATAACGTTAATTGCAGCTTGTGCCAATTCAAAGACTCTAAGATTCATAGTTGCAAGCATTCCATTACCTACAGATTGAATACGAGGTGCAATATTACCAGATTCAGCAACAGTTGTTGCAAGATATTCATCAAATGATTGCCAAGGAGCTGTCACACCTTTAGATTTAAGATTTTGATTTAAGTTATCAAAGAACTCTTTTGATCCAATTTTCTCATAAGCAAATGCTTTTGCTGTTGCATTGACTGCATTGGCAGCTCTGTTATACAACATATCCACAAGAGAATTGACAGCTTTAAGAGGAACAGAACTTTCAAGTTGGTCTCTTCCAAGTAAGATGTTCTTAACTGCAAGTGCAGGATCTCTTACAGATTGTTTGAAGATTCCTCTTTGTGGACTTCCTTCACTTCCACCTTGATAATATGTACTGAGTTTGTCAAGCCATGCCATTGTATCACTTAAACTTATCTCTGTGTATTTACGTGTTCCATTAAGAATCTGTTGCTCAAAACCTTGCATAATCTCATTGATAAATCTTGCATCAGATGGAATGATTGCCAATGCTGAACTTCCTGTATGGAACTGACTTACATCAGCATAAGAAATCTGAGCTTCATATTGTGTATAGTGTTTTGCAAGATTGTGATCTGAGCGCTCACCCTCTCTTACAATATCAAGTTTGCCTGAAGCAATTGAATCTGCATTAAGCTTTTTGTAAGAGTTAATAAGACTTTCAAGCTCAGTTTGATTATTGGCCGTCAAAAGACGAACATCTTGACTTCCAGAATTATCAATAACAAAAGCAAGTGCTTTGTTCACAATTGAAAGGGGTGGCACATAAAAACCAAGATCTTTAACTGGTGCAGTTCCTGTAATACGTCTTGTAAGATTATGCAATTTAAGAATTTCTGAAGAAGGTTGCCTCATTCCATCAAGAGCATCCAATACACCAGGTTGTTTAATATAGAAAATAGAACCATCAGGATTTGTGACAGGAACTTCCACTGTTTGTTTACCACTACTTTGCTTCTGAACAAAATAGCCATATCCAGTTTCGGGGTCAACACGAAGTTCACGCCAGCCCTGTAATCCCCTTAGTCTATTAATTGCAACGTTAAACTCAGCAAAAAGTTCTGGCTTATCCTTAAATGGAACAAATGTTGCAGCAAGTGGCTCAAGCAACTGTCTCTTAATCTTATCTGATACATCAATAACACGTTTTCCAAGATAAGTTAGAAGTGTTCCATCTTTTAGATTACGAACAATCTGATCAGCAGATTGTGGAATCAATGCATTTTGTGCAACACCAACATTAACAATGTTAATCTCTGCCAAATTATTGGTAAGAGAATCAAGAGCAAGTTGAACATCTTTTTCCTGAAGAATGTCTGACATTTGGCCGGCAATCTTGCTGTTGGAAAGTTGTGTCATTTGAGATACAATCTCATTATGTGCAATTCTTAATTGCCTATTATCCAAGTTTGCGAGAACATCTGCGTTTGGATTCTTATTAGGATTACCAACAGCAGCAAATAATTTGTTACGCATATTTAAGTATTTTGTATCAATATCAGATGCATTTGTATATCGTCTCCATTGTGCATTGTATTGAGCTAAATCTTGTCCTAACATAACAGCCTGAACACCATCTTTTGTGATATTAAGACGCGCAGATATTTCTTCAATTGACATAATCTTACTTGCAAGTAAGTTTTTAACTTGGCGCTGTGTCTCATCTGCATAAAATTGATAGAATTGATCAACTGTTAAGGCTTGTTCCTTAGGTGCAGTTGGAATATGAACAGCTTTGATATCAGCAGTTGATGTGGGAATATTATTAACAATTTGTGGATGTGATGCAGTAACAAGAATTTCAGCTTCTTTTAGACTTCCAGAACCAACAGTTCCAATAATGTTATCAATATGAACTCTGTAGAGATTAGATGCACGCCCAAAGCCTTGTGTCACACTGACTTTAGAGGTAAAAGATTGTACAGATGCAGCACTTGTTGCAGAAGATGAGGTGCCACGGTAAAGATAAACAAATCCATCTGGATCAGCTTCTTGCCGCATAGCATTACGAAATGCTTCACCTTTTTCCCAAATTTCTTTAGCAGCTTGTATATCAGCTGGGTTAGATGTGCTTGTCTTATGAAGATACGCAGTGAAAGCAGCACGTGTTCTTGCAATACCCTTAGAAACAGACCCACTAACAGTACCATGTATCCAATCAGCAAGCATACTTGAACCAGAAGTTCCAATTCCTTGACTACGAAAATCTAATTTGGAAGACTCAACAGCTTTTGTAATATTTGTAAGATGATTTGGTTTAACAGCTTTATCTAAGAACTGTTGTTGTGCTTGATATGTGGGATAGTCAGAACGAATATTAACCTTTAAAGCAGTAATTTCATCTGGTGTTAGTTTAGAGATATAAGAGAGGTATGCATTTTGTCTTGGAAGATGATCAGGTGCAACTGTAATGTATGGTACTTCTGTAGATTTAAGAGTATCAAATCGTTTAAGTTCAACAAGAAAGTCTAGGTCTACTAAGGCCGACGATTTATCACGAAGCAAATTATCCTCAGCAAAATCCTTAACAGGCTGACTTACAACCAACTTATTCTGTGTTGATGTTTGTGATTTAATAACAGAAGCTGCATTCTTAACATCCACAGCCAAGCCAACATTACGCACCCCAGTTGTTGAGAATGTCTCTCCTGTTGCCGGCCTAATAAACACAATAGCAGGCTTTCCATCTTCAGATAAGAATGTCTTTTTTACAATTTCAATATCCTTACCTGTGAATCCTTGAGCTGCAATATCTTTAATAAGCTCATTTGCATCTTCCCAAATAAAAGCATGTTTTGAAGTTTCTTTTGTTCCTTTACTAAGATCATAAAATCTAATCTTATCAACACCAATAAGCCGTGGATTATTAAGAATTTCAAAAACAGTGTTTCGCATCTCTATGTTAATTGCTTTCTTTGTTCCAATAATTGCAGGAGCAGCACTAATAATAGCTTCTTCCATTTGAGCTGCTTCAGCTTTGCGAACAGCATCAGCTATTTCACGAGTAATACCCTTTTCACCTTGATCAAGAATAATATCACCAAGAATAGAAATATTTGCATTATGTCGTTGCACAACAGCCGCAGAGGTAAGAGAATGATCTTTTGTTGAAATAGGTTTATATCCCTTGTCAAAAAATCTTTGATTTGCTGCTTGGTTAATCGGAGCATTTAAGTCCATTAATTGACGGCGCGTAGATGGGATAGCAAATACAGTTCCTAAGACACCACCAATGCCTGCACCAATAGCAAAATTAGTTGCAGGATCTTTAAGATAATCTTCAATATAAGGATGAGCATTCATTGCCCCAACAACAGCAGCTTCAATAATAGCATTATCAACAACAGATTGCCCAATGTTAGATGCATACAATTGACGTACAAGTTGTTTATATTGAGATGTAGCAGCACCAGATTCAGCAAAGACTTTTTCAATCTCTAAGGCAAGATACTTCTGACGCTGGCCGGTAATTGCACCTTTGGCTGTCGCAAGGATTCCATTCTCAGTGTATCCAACAGCAGAAACGCCAGCCCTGGCTCTTCCAAGCAATTTGATTGCAACACCACCAGGAATAAAAGCACCTCCAATGATACTTGCAGTCTCAACAGTGTCAGTATTTTCCTTATAGAATCTTAAAGAGTCCTCATCAACACTACGAAGTATATCTTCTGTTTTAACATTCTCAGTAAAAGGCAATGAATTCCACAAGGTTGACACAACATCTGCCGCCGTAGCAGCAATAAAGTTCTTGGTTGTTCCAAGAATAGAATCAGAAGATTCAGCAGCAATATCGTATTTATCAGCGTAATCCAGGGGCATTTCTTAACTCCTGAACAC